AGCGATGAGATTGCGAACCGTTATAAATGAACCAGTATAGTGTCCTCCAAAACTTTAAACCAGAAGACTTAAGGTTGAGCCCGTTTCCATACATAGTTATTGACGAAGTCCTACCATGGGACTTGTATAATAAGCTAGAAGCAGAATACCCAGAACAGTACATGACCAAAGGCGAAACACATGGCTTTGGTACTGCACGTTACATTGATCATGACTTTGATACTTACGCAACAGTAAGTCAAGCATGGCAAGAGTTTGCCGCATACGCAACTAGTAGAGAATTTAAAAACGAAGTAATAAGAGCATTTCGCACAGGACTTGAACAACATTACCCACCAGGATCGTTTTGTCCAGAAGGGTTATATACCAAGTATATGCGTAGTGATGTTGCTCCACGTAGAGCTCCTAAGAGCGGATCAATTAGAATGGAGATGCAGTTTGTATTAAATGCAATAGACAATATACAAATTAGAACTCCGCATGTTGATCAATCAAAAGAATTGTTTGCAGGTTTATTTTATATGAAGAAGCCAGAGGACACAGGTACTGATGGCGGTCTGAATGTTTATAGAAACACAGCAGGTAAGCAATGGCGCAGAGTAACAGGACGTGAAGCAGTTGCAGAAGATATTGAAGTTGTAGAACGTGTTCCGTATAAAGCAAACACTATGGTTATGTTTTTAAACACAGTAGATAGTTTACACGGAGTTGAACCTCGCGACAATCCAAATACTATTAGACGTTACGTTAATATAGACGGACACGTACAAGAGAAATTATTTAAGTTCGTTGATTAGGAGATGATTATGAAAGCAGGAAAAATTTGGGGTCAAACAGAATTGATCCACGCAAACGGTGTGCTAGAGTTTCATCGCATTGAATATAAAGCAGGATTCAAATGCAGTGAACATGCACACGAATACAAATGGAACGGATTCTTTGTTGAATCGGGCAAAATGATTGTCCGTGTTTGGCAAGATGATCAAGGACTAGTTGATGAAACTATTCTTGAAGCTGGAGACTTTACGCAAGTTAAGCCTGGCAAGATTCACCAGTTCGAAGGTTTAGAAGATGGAGTCGCTTTTGAATTGTACTGGGCAGAATTTAATCATGACGATATTGTTCGTCGAACAAGCGGCTCGAGCGTAACAGAACAAAGAAAAAGGAAATAATTATGTTCAAAAACATTGATAAGATGATGATGATGAAACTTGCATTATTGCATGTTGTTGTCATTACAATTTCAAATGCTTTGGTTTCTATTCCAGTAGAGATCGCAGGCATTAAACTAACATGGGCGGCATTTACATTCCCGCTTGTGGTATTAGCAACTGACTTGACTGTTAGAATGCTAGGCAAAGGAATTGCAAGAGCAACTATTGCGGCGGCATATCCATTTGCAATTATTGGATCAATCTGCGTAGTATTAGCAGAAGGTGCACCAGAAAGCGTAGCAATGCGTATTGGTTTTGCAAGTGCAACTGCATATGCCGTAGGTACATTCTTAGACGTGTACGTGTTCCAATACTTTAGAGAGCAATGGTCAAAACAGTGGTGGATTGCTCCAGCACTATCAACAGTCGTTGCAAACATCATCGACACATATACATTCTTTGCAGTAGCGTTCAACAATAGTGCAGACGAATATATGGCGGCGAACTGGGTAGAGATTGCCGGTTCACAAGTCGTAATTAAAATTGCAGTAGGTTTAATTGTATTCCTACCAGCATACGGAGTATTACTAAGATACTTGAAAACAAGACTAGCCGATACAGAACAAGGCTAAAAACACAAATAAATAATAGACCGGGCTGAGGTTCGGTCTATTATAATTAAGGAGATAAGAAATGGGAATGTGGGACTCGATTAAAAAGACAACAAAGAAAATAACTAGATCAATTATGCCTAGCCCTAGTGAGGTTGGTGAGATTATAGCGGCAGAACAAAAAGCCGAAAAAGCAGTTAAAAAAACAGTTGGTGGAAAAGGTACAGTAAAGCCTAAGACTAAGAAGGCTCCAAAAGCAAAACCAGCAACAACAAAAAAGAAGGCTCCGGCTAAAGCTAAAAAGCCAGCGACTAAAAAGCCAGCAAAGAAAAAATAAATCGTGGGAAGTTTACTTCCAAACGAGCCACTGATATACGAGCGAGCCGATGGTATTGTGTTCGCTCGTTATCGTGACCCTCCACACAATAAAATACCTCGTTGGGTAATTGGTGGTGACGCAGACGCAATTAAAAAACTTGAAGGTCGATTAGACTTTGAAGAATATTTAGAAATGGTTGATTGTGCCAAAACAAACTATACGCTCAAAAAACAACTTGACAAAGCACTCGTAATATGGTATACTATACGTAATGAAACATAAAAGAAAACTACCGCTGAATGAGATCTTTATGGCCTTGGATATGGATGCCAAAGGTGCGTATAAAGAATGGTCGGAAGATGAACGTAAAGAATTAAACTTTTGGTTGCTTAACCGTTATGCAAGTAGTGTAGGCGGATCGCAAGACGCAAAGGAATGGGCAGTTATTGCCACAAATGAATATTACAATAAGAATTGGAATGTGCTAGGAACAAGACATCCGCAACTACAATGGCAACTGTTGTGTGCAACACATAACGCAACACGTAAAAGCAGACACCATCAATGGTTAGGTATGAAACAAAAAGGCTCTGATAACAAGGCAGTCAAGTTTCTTAAAGACATGTTTCCTGAAATGAAATTAGATGAGGTAGAATTACTTGCTAGAATATCTACAACAAAAGAACTTAAAGAACTCGCCGAACAACACGGGATGGATAAAAAAGATGTCAAAGTCTAAAGAAGGATTTGTATGTCCATACTGTAATGTTTCGTACACAAGAGAAAAAACTCTTATGGTACATATGTGCGAAAAGAAACGTAGAGCTTTACAAAAAGATGAAAAGCGTGTACAATTAGGATACTTAACGTTTAACAGATTTTATAAACTATGTCAACGCTTTGATGGTGTTAAAACTTATGAACAGTTTTGTAATAGTCCTTACTACAATGCATTTGTTAAGTTTGGTAGCTTTGTTAGTAATGTAAGACCTTTGTACCCAGAGAAGTATATTGACTATGTAGTTACAAGCGGAGTTAAACTAGACCATTGGTGTAGAGAAGAATTATATGAGAAGTATGCACTTGACCTTATTCGTAAGGAAGGTGTTGAAACTGCTCTTGAACGTAGTGTAAAGAATATGATGGAATGGGGAGATGAGAAAGAAGCTAGGTGGCAAGACTACTTTAACTATGCAAGTCTTAACAGAGTATGTCAAGATATAGTTGACGGTAAAGTAAGCCCGTGGTTAATATTAAACTGCAAGTCAGGTAAAGAAATGATGAGCAAGTTTAATGACGAGCAACTACAGATTGTGTATGCGATAATGGACCCGGGCCATTGGAGTACACGATTCAAACGTAGTGGCTCGGATATAGAATTAGTAAAAGAAATAGTAAAGAAGGCAGGACTGTAATGCCAGATATTGACATTGACTTTGCAGATAGAACAAAGATACTTGAGAAGCTAAAGCATCGAGTTGCAAAGTTAGGCACAGGTAAAAAACATAATACGGGAATCTACGCAACAGAGATTCCACATAACCCTATTGATTTATTGAGTACAATAGATCATGACACAGCAGAGGACCGAGGATACTTTAAACTAGACTTCCTCAATGTTTCTATTTACACTGAGGTAGAGAATGAAGCACACCTAAACGCACTAATGGAAAAGGAACCCTTATGGCAACTTCTGGAACACGAAGACTTCAGCGAAAAAGTCTTTCATCTAAACGGGCACAGCGAACTATTAAAAGTCTTGAAGCCCAGCTCGGTATTAGAGTTAGCGGCGACAGTAGCGATAATACGACCAGCAAAGAGACATCTAGCAAACAAGACTTGGAAAGAAATACACGAACAAGTTTGGATAAAACCGACTGACGGTGCTTACTACTTTAAGAAAGCCCACGCAGTAGCATACGCACATGCTATTGTTGTTCACATGAACTTATTGTGCGAACAATTAAAAAAGGATAACGATGACTATTGATGTAACTTTCTTCACCAATTGGGAAGAACTAAAAGAAGCAATGCCTCCTGTACCAGCAACTAAATTTTGGCCTGAATGGTTTAAGAAACAAAGTGGTGCAAAGAACATGGAACTAGGTTCTGAAAAGAACGGCATGGCGCCTGATGGTAGTCACCAAGATGGATATCAAACAGTTAAGAGTTGTCCAGCAGTACTTGATGTATTAAACATGGGATATGTTATTCCATTGTGGAGTGACTACAAAGTTAAACGTGTTGAGAAAAATGAACATTGTCCGCAAGGTATTGTATGGCGTATGCCTGCAGGACCTCAAAGCAATATGTTTGGTGCGGCAACACATCCACATGAACAGATGGACGCTTATCCTTTTCCACCTGATACATTTGAAGGAACATTTAAACTAATTAATCCATGGAGCGTAAAAACTCCTCCAGGGTATAGTTGTTATGTGTGTGCGCCACACTACAATAAACATGGTAACTTAGAAGTGTTGAATGGTGTTATTGATACAGATATCTATCATGAGCTACACGTTAATACTTGGTTTACTGCTCCTATCGATGAGGAAGTGCTATTACCAATTGGTATGCCTATTGTACAGATCATTCCGTTCAAACGTGAAGACTTTCAAATGGATATTAAAGTTGGCGACCACAGAAGTATGCATAACAAAGTTACGCAGTTTATTCACAACGCCATGTTTAAAGCACAACACTATAGAGCTAAATTAAGCCCCAAAAGGTACAAATAGTTTACTTGGGTTTGCGTACTAGTTGTACGCTCTTACGCTTGACTCTTTTAACTGCTAAATTACCTAGGTTAACAACAGGACCTACAGTTACTTTAACATCCTTAGTATTCATTGTCATTAGACAATGCCTAAATGCTGGGAACTCTTTCGGTAGAAAGATACTGATCGGAATAGTTCGATTGCTTTCAAACCACCACGCTTCGCCTAGATCTAGAAATGCTTGTCTAGACTCATCAGTTGATAGATCAGTATAAACATACATGCTTGTGACATAATTATCTTGATTATTTATAATGCCCACGTATTCATTACCGCCATATTGCACGATACTAAGGAATGGGAATTTTGTTTCGATATCTTTAAGTAGCATTGATTCTCTTTTTAAATAAATATGTATATGTCGCAATTAACATACAGATATTTAGCAAGTAACCAAGTTGGCCTCATTGCGGATTTGGCTAATAACATAACGGAGTATAGACCAGTGTACCAGAGAACCATACAACTATATCGAGGGATAGACAATACGATATCTTTCGAGATAAAAAATTCAGATCAAAAACCAGTAAGCATACTTAACACTTACACCCCTAAGCTAATGGCTTTCGACGAAAACAATGTATTAATTCTAGAGAAGACTGGTACCATCCTAGAAACAAGTACACCGTCAAAAAAGGGACAGTTTAAAATTGAGATTACTGCTAACGACTTGCTAGATGTTAAACAACAGTACGTAAGCTACAATGTGTTCTTAACTAAGGACAGCGACAATACTAACGTGGTAACGTATGCTGATAGTCACTTTGGTGTTAAAGGCACTATGATGATTAGTTCAGAAGCGTTTCCAGGACCAAGTGCAACATACAGTATCAATACATTTACTGAGATTGCGGCAAGTACAGGGAAATATACTAGTGAAGCAATTACTGCGGAAGCGACACGTAACGGCAATTCAGCGTTACATACAGCGGCACTTTACTCAACAAACTTTACAGGCGATGTGGACATACAGGGTACATTAGATAACCAAGTTACTAATGGAACTCCATGGGGTACTATTGCAACTGTAAGTTTAGCAAACGAAACACAACCAAAATATGTAAACTTTAATGGAGTTTACTCACACTTAAGAATAGCATATACTACTCCGGGATCGGGTACATTGGACAAAGTCCTAGTAAGAAACTAGTTGACTTTTACCTAGTCTTATAGTATAATATTACTATGAGCGGAATCGTACACGAAACTATATTAGCACATTTGCCTGCGAAGCGTAAAACTACACCAAGTGGTTGGACTAGCTTCAATGCACCCTGTTGTGTACATAATGGTACAGGTGCTGATACTAGACAACGTGGTGGACTAATCCAAAATGCAGAAGAAGGTGTAAGCTATCATTGTTTCAATTGTGGCTACACAGCAAGTTGGAACAAAGGCAGACGTATTACATATAAGATGAAAAAGTTCTTACAGTGGATTAACGTTAGCGATGATGCTATTAATAAACTATCACTTGCAGTATTACAATTTGAATCTGACGAACTAGCAAATACATTAACACGTATGCCTGAGTTTAAAACAGTAGAACTGCCAGAAGGTGCAAAGCCAATAAGCGAATATACTGATACTAGTGACGCTCATTTAATTAAAGTATTAGAGTATATGAAGTCAAGACAGTTGTACTTAGAAGATTACAACTTTCATTGGACACCTAAGATTGGATACAGAGATAGATTAATAGTTCCGTTTTATTTTAACAATCAAATAGTAGGATACACAGCAAGGAAAATTACTGATGGTGCTCCAAAGTATATGAGTGAGCAACAACCAGGCTATGTGTTTAATATGGATCAACAAGACTATCGTAGACAGTTTGCTATTGTAGTAGAAGGTCCTATGGATGCTATTGGTATTGAAGGCTTGGCACTACTAGGTAGCGAAGTCAAAGATCAACAGCACCTACTCATCAAGTCGTTAAATAAGCAAGTAATACTAGTTCCAGATAGAGATGAAGCAGGACATAAACTAATTGAACAAGCAATAGAATTTGGTTGGAGTGTTAGTATGCCGGACTGGGATGAAGATGTTAATGACGTGAATGATGCAATTAAAAAGTATGGAAGGATTTACACACTACATCAAATTGTAACACATGCAGAAAGCTCATCACTGAAAATTAAATTAAGGAGCAAAAAATGGTTTGGTTAAAGAACTTAATACTGTCACCAGTTAAATGGTATAAGAAGTGGCAGAAGAATAGAAAATTTAAACAGAGGATTAAGGAACTTCAAAAGAAAGATCCTTTCATTTACAAATAATGATAGAACGCGAGTACGAATTAATTAGGCCTTTTGGACCCACTATCTATCGTAGCACATTGAATGAAGAAACAATGACGCTACTAAAAGATTGTGCAGTTGCAACACGTGAAGCAAATCAAAACGTGGGTAACGACTTAGCTGGTAACATTGAATCACAGTTACAGGCAGTAATGAATAACGACCAACAACAAGAGTTCATGAAACAAGTTAGTACACACTTAGGAACGTACATGCAACAGGATTGGGATAGACGACAAGAACATATGATTGTTCCGTCACAAGACAATCCAGACTTTAAGAACATGTCGTTTAATTTAAACACAGGTCCTTGGATTAATTTTCAACAAGCAAATGAATTTAATCCTATGCACAGTCATGCAGGAATAATTAGTGCAATATTATATATTGATGTGCCAGAAGTAATTGCAAAAGAAGCACAGGACGACTTGCAAAGTAATATGCGTTGTCCAGGACAACTAGAATTCTTATATGGTTCCGATGTGTTAGGAGTTAACGGAACCCATAAAGTAATACCAAAGACAGGAGATATATTATTGTTTCATGCAGGTTTGAAGCATAGTGTATATCCATACAAAAGTAATGTTGAACGAGTAAGCATGAGCTTTAACGTGTGGAGCGTTGAGCCAACTATTAATAACGAAGGAGTAGAATAGATGTTAGTCCCAATGGTAGTAGAATCTACAAGCAAAGGCGAAAGAGCATACGACATTTACAGTCGTCTATTAAAAGATAGAATTGTAATGTTGAATGGTCCAGTAGACGATCATAGTGCAAACGTTGTAGTAGCACAGATGCTTTTCTTAGAAAGTCAAGCACCAGAGAAAACAATTAACTTTTATATTAACAGCCCAGGTGGCGTAATTACATCAGGCATGGCAATTTACGATACAATGCAGTTTATTAAATGTGATGTAAGTACAATCGTATTAGGTCAAGCATGTAGCATGGGTTCATTCCTTGCACAAGCAGGTACACCAGGTAAACGTATACTATTGCCAAACAGTCGTACAATGATTCATCAACCAAGTGGTGGTGCAAGAGGTATGGCAAGTGATATTGAAATTACATACAAAGAGATTCAATTCTTAAAAGACAAGCTAACTGACTTGTATGTTAAACATAACTCAGCAGGTAAGACACGAGCAGACTTTATGAAAGATATGGATCGTGATTACTTTATGAGTGCAGAGCAGGCAGTTGAATACGGACTTGCTGATAAAATCTCGGAGCATAGATAATGATAACTTGGGGTATGGTTGGCAACAGTCACGATGCTAGTTTAGCAGTCTTTGAAAAAGGATCGTTCGGAGACCTTAAATGTGTCTGGGCAAGTCTTGCAAAAGATTTTAGTGATGTGCCAGGCGACCCTAAGCATAGCGATAAACAAATTGCTATGGCACGTGAACTGTATGGAGAGCCAGATGAAATAGTTTGGTATGAGATACCTTTCCTTAAATCAATAAGACAATGGAGAGCAGGACAAGGTACAGTACGTCAAGTATTAAAAGAGAACAACATATACTTGTACTTGAAGCAATGGGACTTGCACAAGGTAAAGTTAAGGTTCGCTAAACATCATACTAGTCATGCCGCATACGGATACTACACACAAGACAAACCTAATGCAACTATAATGTGTTTAGATAGTATTGGTGAGTTTGAAACATTTACTATTTGGCATGCGGGTGAGAAAGATCGTAAACTTAGAAAGATATACTCGCAAGGTTATCCACACAGTATTGGATTGTTCTATAGTGCAATGACACAACGTATGGGTCTAGTAGCTAACAGAGATGAATACTTAGTATCACAAATGGCTAACAAGATTGATACATCAGAGAACTTACATCTAGTTAACGATGTACTTGAAACGTTCATACAAGGGCCCTTAGACGGTCGTACACCGGGTGTAAAGTTCAAACATAACCTACACCGTGGTGCTAACTGGTATAAGCCCGATTTGACTACAGAGTACGACATGGATCGACTTGCTAATGCAACACAGTTTGTATTCGAAATGATTATTGGTATGCAGAGTAAATGGTGTATAGAGAATTTGGACAGTCGGGATTTAATCCTCACAGGCGGTTGTGCGTTAAATAGAGATGCAGTAGATAGAATTAGAACTAAATGGAATTCAATATATGTTCCACCTAACCCAGGTGATCCAGGCAGTTGTATTGGTGCAGTTCTTGCATTGGAGAAAAAGAAGATTGACTTTGACCCAACAATATGGTATAATAGTAAGGCACAATAAAGGAAAGACTACGTGAAACAAAACACTGATTACGGATTTGATATCCAGAAAACATACTTAGAGATTATGTTAAGCGATGCACAAACATTTGTGCGTTGTCAAGGTATCTTTGATCCAGAGAGTTTTGATCGTAAGTTACAAGATGGTGCAACATTTATTAGAGACTTTGTTGCAGAACACAACACACTTCCTACAGAACAAATTGTTAATAGTGCATGTCCAGGTACTAACTTAAAGATTCCAACAGGACTTAACGAACAACATTATGATTGGTTACTAGCAGACTTTGAAACGTTTAGTAGACACAAAGCATTAGAGAAAGCAATCTTAACAAGTGCTGACTTACTTGAAAAAGGTGAATATGGTCAGTGTGAGAGTTTGGTTAAAGATGCAGTACAGATTGGACTACAAAAAGATTTAGGTATTGATTACTTTGCTGATCCTAAAGGCAGACTACTAGGACTAAAAGACAACAATGGACAAGTAAGCACAGGCTGGGAAGCACTAGATAAGAAACTGTTTGGTGGCTTTAACAAAGGTGAGCTTAATATATTTGCAGGTGGATCAGGTGCAGGTAAGTCGTTGTTCTTAGCTAACTTAGGAGTTAACTGGGCAACACAAGGCATGAACGTTGTGTACTTAACACTAGAGCTTAGTGAGTCATTAGTAGCAATGCGTATTGACAGTATGATGACTGAGATACCTAGCAGAGAAATATTTAAAGATCTTGATGGCGTTGAAATGAAAGTTAAGATGGCAGGCAAGAAGTCAGGTGCATTACAAGTTAAGTATATGCCAAGTGGTAAGACAACTAATGATGTACGCAGTTACATTAAAGAGTATGAAGTTAAAACAGGACAAAAGGTAGACGTACTACTGATTGACTACTTGGACTTGTTGATGCCAATAGGACAAAAGATTAGTGCAGAGAACTTGTACGTTAAAGACAAGTATGTATCGGAAGAGCTACGTAACTTGGCAATGGAACTAGGTTGTATCTTTGTTACAGCATCGCAGTTGAACAGAGCTAGTGTTGAAGAAATAGAATTTGATCACTCGCACATCAGTGGTGGACTTAGTAAGATTCAAACAGCAGACAACGTGATAGGTATCTTTACAAGTAGAGCAATGCGTGAACGTGGTAGATATCAGATACAGTTAATGAAGACTAGATCATCAAGTGGTGTAGGTGCTAAGATTGATTTAGAGTTTGACATTGATTGTTTACGTATTAGAAACTTAGATGACGATGATGACGGCAGTGGTTATGGTGCGGCTCCACAGAGCAGTATTATGGACAGCCTAAAACGTAACACCAATGTTACTACAGACAAAGAACCAGACACACCAAAGGAACCAAACGAAGGTGCTCCAATAGGCAAAGTAAGAGCTCAAACGGACAGTACTAAACTTAGAAGCTTCTTAGCCAATCTAGGTGATGACGATGAGTAGAAAGATTTACTTCTTTGGTGATAGCTTTACAGTAGACTACAAAACAGATTGGACTTGGACAAGACAACTTGCAGAGAAACTGCACGTTAGCGGTCTTGTTAACAACTCAGAACCAGGCACTAGTAACGACTGGATACTGATGAAGCTACGTGAATTCATTCCACAAATAACACGAGAAGATATAGTTGTAGTGTGTACTACAAGTTTATATCGCTATTGGTTCTTTAAAGACAACCCAGAGCTGTCAAACTATATGATTGGTAACTGGGCTAAGATGGCCGCAAAAGATATCGATCAAGATACTATTGATGCTGTACAAGGTTATGTAACACAGCTACAACGTGATGACATTGACCTGTTTCGTTTTGAAACACAGATAGCTTGGCTCAAAGGTTGTAGAGATACAATAGGATTTCAATTACTGTTGATACCCGGATTTGAAATGGGCATCGACTTTTCAGGTCTAGTTCGTGTACACGGGGACATGACCAACACAGTAAGCAACGGAGAGTTCCTTACTAAACAAGATGATGAGCAATGGTATCGCAAAGGTATTGACACACGCTACAATCATATGATCCGTGACAACCACGATGTAATGGCAGACAAGTGTTTGAACAGTATACTCACAGGCAATGACTTAGACTTGACTACAGGATTCAAACGCAACATACTACGTGGAGATGAAAGACTTACACACAAACAGGTAGGACCTAAACTAGTAGAACTAAGCAAACAACTATACGGGAATTAATAATGCAAGTAAATATTAAAGACATCGGTGGTGAAGTTGTAAAGGAAGACGATCGCTACACAGTTAAAGACAATACTGAACTGCGTAACCTAGCACTGAGCAGTACGTTTCTTACAGCAGGTAAGAGTACTACAGGACATGCACACGTAGGACAAGAAGAAGTATACTTCTTTGTAGAAGGCAAAGGTGAGATGGAACTGATCTCAACCAACGGAGAACGCACAGTAGAACCTGTAACCAACGGAAGCGTAGTGCTGATCAAAGATGGTTACTTTCATCGTGTACACAACACAGGCGACTATGGCCTATACTTTGTGTGCGTATTCGATGGGAGGAGAACACATTGACATGGGTTTTAGTTTTTATAGTACTCAGCTACGGTGAAGTAAATGCAGAGTACATCAGTACACACGACACTATGACGGACTGCTTCAAACACAGAGAACTACTAGCAAGTCAAACAGGAGGAGAGTATCCTGGACACTATGCTAAAGGTATGCAGGGAATATGCATACATACTGAATTGGTTCACGCAGAATAAAAAAAATTGATCAAAAAAATTTCCAGAAGTACTTGGTGTTTTTCACTTGAAGTTTAAATACTAGTATGCTTAGACTAAAAGGGTTCGGCTTTAAGCACTACGGTGCTGAATGGCCTGAAGTAGAACAAGACGTTGAATGGCACTTCCAAGAAGCCACAAAGACCAACGGACATCCTGTACGCATTGAGTTTGTACATAGTGCCCTCACAGTTTCAGCTAGTTTAGATCTACTACAGTGGATAGACGAAATGAAAGAACACTACGGTGCAGTAGTAGAGCTGAGTCATTCACAAGATACTGAACTTCCCCCAAACAGCCTCTCAACAGACTATGATGTATATTTGGATCGTGTAGTCTTTTGGATAGCTACTAACCCTGAATGGTCAAGTCATGCACAGGTATATCAAGACATGCTACAAGAATTGGGCTCAGGTGCGATGCCCAGTATACAGTATATACGTGAGCAGTACATCAAGAAAGCCAACTTCCCAGAGTATGCAGAATGGTTCGACTGTGTACGCAAAGCCGCGAAGCGGTAAAGCCATTTAGAGCCTTTAGGCGAAACGCGGTTTATTTAAGCACGAAGTGTTTTACGCAAAATTTTTTAGCCCTCTAAACTATCTTAAATCACAATGTAATACAAGTTCGTGGTGTAAAAACACCCGGTGTTTACGGTGTCTGTAGTGTGCCTAAATCCAGCCTAAATGGCTCTTATTTTGCATTTAAGGAGTTCTAGGGTACACATACTGCTCAGAGCCTGAAACTAGCGTATAACGCTGTTTATATGCGTTTAAACCTAGTGATCGTATAGGGTCTTAGTGTTAGCGGCGATGTACACAGGCTTGCAGTATGCAGTTATTCTATGCTCTGAGGGCACTAGGTGTTTGTTGCCATAATTGCCGTATTGGGCGGGTATTCGACGTGCATAGTATTGACACACATCAATTGATCTAAAGTACATTGGATTTGGTTGTTTCTGTTCTGCTAGTAGTACTACCAACATAAATGCATGTAGCATGTTACCACTTACCTTGATTCTCGCCTATAGCATAGATAATAAAAGCACTGACACCAAACACTACTAGTATAGCTATCGTACCAACTACAATAGTGATCAGTCGTTCACGTGCTTCCTCTGCTTCGTACACAGCTCGTTTTTGTTCTTTACGCATCTGTACTTCCATGTGTACTATTTCGTCCCATGCACTAGGTCCGTATAGAGCACAGATGTAGCTACGCAGTTCTTCACGCATCTCTTTGGCTTTTTGTTTGTGTCCCCATACTTCTAGTGCGTTCTGCTCTATAGCACTAGCACCAAACAGTTTTTTAAACATGGGTGGCTTTTCAGCTTTCTTGTGTGCATAGTCTAGATCGCTCATAGCTTTACCCCATTGGCCAAGCTGAGTTGTCATGCTCTGTATATCTTTGCCTGCGTTGATTGCTGACTTGATAGTATTGAATGCACCTGTAGCCATAGCTACTGCGGATATTGGATCGATAATTGTATTAGCCCCCTAAATGAATTACCCTGACTCTGTATTATAATTGTATTTAAACCTGTATATAGATCATTAAGCGTATACTTAATTGTAACAGTTTGTTACTAATAACACACATTGACACGTACATGCGTAGTAGCTATACTAGTACTACACGCGAGGTGACTTACTGTTTAACACCATGCACATTGAACATGTTTAATCTATCTTGCATAGTAGTCTTAGCTACTGCACCCGTAATAGGAGTAGTTGACGGTTTACTAGCAGTAGAGAATATCTCAGGATAGTTTAAGCGAAACTGTTGCATACGTTTACGCAGTTGTTCAACACGGTGTTCTAGTGTATCTTGATCCTTGTGCATATGTGTACTTATTCCAAAAGGGTTCTACAGGGTAAAAAATTAGATTACAAAAAAATATAGAGAAGTACTTTTCAAAGTTGGGTGGTGATTTTTAACCATGCATGTCAAATTTTGCTAGTGTAGAAAATTATATATATGCCCCCCGGCCGAAAAATATTTTTATTTTTTTCTTATGACCCCACCGCCACAAAAAAAGCTAGACAATTTCTTGCCTAGCTCTGTGTTTATTATTATAACTTAGGGAGTATAATTAGTCTGCTCTGCTACCCATGTAGGCCTTAAAGCCTGCAGTCCTTAGCACGTCAGCATAGGCCTGTGCCCCTGCTTCTTTAACGTCCATGCTCTGTCCTGCATAGCCTGTTGGGTTCCACAACTGCCAAGCCTTGCCTGTCCAGTCTTTACGGAAGCCCATGCTCTCTAATGTAGCACGTTCCTGCTTACC